TTAATTATAATTTCTGAATAGACCTACTACCTTCCCAATTATCGAAAATTCCTCATAATTGTTTATGGCAATTACGGGATACTCCTTGTTTTCGGGAATTAACTTAATTCCTTCGTTATCTTTTTTAAATCTTTTCAAAGTTGATTCACCTTCCAATAAAGCAACTACAATATCGCCATTCTCCGCATATTTTTGTATGCTTACAATCACAATATCATTTTCTAATATTCCGGCTTCAATCATACTATCGCCGCGAACTTTAAGACCGAAAAGTTCACTCCCTTTCCTTATTAAATCCTTACCGACAGATAAATAACCTTCCACATTTTCTTCAGCTAATACCGGATATCCCGCGGCCACACGACCGATGAGCGGTATTTCCAGGAAATCTTCTGCAACTTTTGAACTTCCGGATTTTGGTCCTTGATTTACTAAACTTAAAGTTCGGCTGGTATTATTCCCGGAAATCAAATAACCTTTCTTTATTAAGGCATCAATATGGCGTTTTACTCCGAACGTACTAGCAATGTTGAATTTCGCTCCAATCTCTCTATAAGTTGGGGGATAATTATTCTCATCAATGAAATCTTGAATAAAATTGAGAATTTCTTGTTGTCTTGCTGTAAGTTCTTTTTTCATTCTAGTGTCCAATTGTTTACTACAAATATAGTGAACAAACGCACACGTGTCAAGTTCTTGTTAAAAATATTTTAAAATAAAAAAGCCGCAAATCCTTTGTTAAGTGAAACGATAACCTAATCACAACAATGCGTTTTTAGCTCGTTTTCGCATACCGCAACGACAAAGTGAAATGATAATCTTCATATATTTAATTATAGTGAAATGATATTTTTCCGAAAAGTGCGAATATGGAGAAAAATCAAAGGGGCGCAACGACACAATATGGGCGCAACGACAGCGCAACGACAGCGCAACGACAAAAATAAGGGCGGTATGTTCGTTCGTAAATGACATTTTGTCAGTCTCTTTTCCCAACACCAACAATATATCTTCCCTTCTTGATTAGCGCCTTCAAGGCTTCTTCTCTCGCCTTTAGAGTTTTATAATAATTCGTTATAGTATAATTACATCTTTGAGCAACAGTTTTGTCCTTTATATCATAAAACTTCCACTTTATATAAAATTTCTTTTTTGCCGGCGTAATTATTCTTTCAAAGTGCCGCTTATAGTCTCGACATTTGCACCATGCTAATGGAAAATCACAGTTTTTACATAGTATTCTATTCTTACTCATTTCATCCATCCCTCTTATAAACTCTATGCAACTAATTTCAACTCCTTCCATGCCGGATTAACCGGAATAAGTTCGTGCAAGCAATTATATCCGCCGAGGTAACGGATCACCGGCAATCCTTGCCCGTTATCCATCGCGTGCAGCTCGGCTTCGGTAAATGTCTGCCCGACACGTGCGCGGCAAAACGGACGCGTGTTATCCGATATGGGACCAAAATATAAATAATGAGTGAGTTGAGCTAATGCCGCCACACTCCTCGTGGTTTCGTTATCCCAACCGGCTACTTGAGTGTTTATAATTGTATTGGCGATATGTGCGGGTTTCTGAATCCTTCCGGAGATAAGCCTCTTGGTTTCCAATTCGGTCAAATTTCCCGAGCGGTATTCGTTTATTACGGCTTGTACCTCATTTATTATTTGTTGGCTGTTGATTTGCGTGGAGGGGAGAACATTGTAATCCAGCGGAAGGCTGACATCCAGCGCGTTGATAATCTGATCATATAATTTCGTCATCTTGCTATGAGCGGCATTAGTTATTGAAGTAGCATTGTAATTAAAATCTTCCGTAAAATCCATAATAACCGCTCTGAATTTCGATGAAGTTAAATCCCCCTCTTTCATTCCTGCTTCGGTAATACTTTCCACGCGATCGAGATAATTACCGAGTATTCTATCGGCGTCTTTTTGCAATAAATTAAATATTGCGTTTCTCAGCTTCAGCCGGTTACGATGCAGCCTCAGATATTCCTTTATATCCATCGCTTTCCTTCTTGAAAAATGTTTGAGGGATTACCTTTTCGACTGTAACAAAAGACTTCCCGCACTTGGGGCATAATCTTCCCCTCTGAATGGTTTTTGTGAAACCTATGGTTTTAATAACCGGAAATTTCGGTTCGCCTTTCTTGGGCGAATAATTACACCAAGGGCATTCAAGACCTTTCATTTGCTCTCCGTTTTAGATTTTTTAGCTTCCATTATTGTATCGTACAAACGAGTTGCCGTGCGCTGGCTCCTTCCGAACCTTGCCGGAAATCTGGCATTATCCAGCATCTCAAGAATATCGTCGTATTTATCCGCCGGAATGAATACTCCGTCTATACGTTCAATCAGCTTTTTAACTATGTTCGACGGGTCCGCGTTGTATTTCCCGTTCAATATTTTTGATAGGGAAGAGTGGGAAACACCGATTTCCTTTGCTATTGAACGCAAGCTTTTCATTAATTCCTCGTTGTAAAAGTTTGTAATACTTTTGCTCTGATATCATTCAACCTTTCGCGTAGTGAATTAAGGTGATCAATCATGAAGCGAAGTCTATAAAATTGAGAACATCCTTTTGGAAAGCGACGAATTTGTTTGTGGAGTTCCGAGGCGGTTAAGTCAACCGCCTCAACCTCAGTTTCAGCCTCCGGATGTAAACTTTGGCATAATTCCACCAACAGTCGATCTGATGCTGAAAGTATCATGCCGCCTCCTCGTTTAAGTTTTCCCAATCGATTTCGACGAAGAATTTCTCGTCTTGATCGACCTTAAGCCCGACCGCTGCAAGCTGTTGATCATCCAGTTTTTGTTGAGCAACATCCGCCAAAATCGCGTCTTTGTTCGGCTCTTCTTTTGTCCGGACGTATTTCCCGGGGAATACTTTTTTCAATAGTTCGAGGACGGTTTTCCAGTTATACTTTCTGTTCAAGAGCAACACTTTTGGCGTTCCGGTTCTGAAGCCTATCACACCGTGCATCAGCTTTCTTGAACGCTTATCCGCAAACTCCTTTTTATTCAGCAAACAGAACGTCTGCAAATCTTTTTCAATCGCCAATTTTGCAGCTCTCGCATGCTCGGTTTCCTGATCGAACTTCTCTTTAATCTTTTGAATTTTAGCGTTCATCTCTGCTTCTTTTTTGGCGATGAACGACTCATGTTTGCCGAGCTCTAATAGCTTGAGATCGGCTTCCTCGAATGAGTTTATCATGAGATTTCCCATTTTTAGTTACTCCTATTATTTAATGAATATTGCGTTATTCTTTTTCCGTTTGGCAGCTTAATATTTCTGCTCTCTATGTCGTAACCTTCCTGCCGGAGGTCCCAAATCCTTGCGCCGAGCCGGAAGCAGCCGAATTTTGCAAGAGCCTCCAACTGAGTTAATTTTTCTCCTCGTTTTAAGCTTTCAAGAATCATTTCTTTTTGGTTTGTCATAGCCTACTCTCCTATACAGATGTGCCAAATGTTGGTCTTTCGGCAAACAGAGGGAACATTGCATAAGTATCCTCGCCGGTGCTCTCCTTAATGAAATCCAGAATAATTTCCAGCTTCTTTTCCCTTTCCCGAATTTCCCGTTTGATATTTTTTCTATCTTCAGAAAGCTGCTGATAGGTTTTAACATGTATTTTAAGTGATTCCCGTGCGCTCTCGTTGCGTTCGAGTTTTGCCTTAAGCTCTTCGATCTCGCTTTTAATAGCGGAAAGTTTTTCGCTGAATCCACTGATCATTGAAACCATTTCATTCCTCCCAATTTGGTTGTTCTAATAAATTATTATTTGGAATGAAAGGCAGAACGGGATAATCAACTCTGGCTTTCACAAAATTTCTACACCACTCTTCAGTGGTTGGAGTTATGGAAAATATTGATGAGGGGCTAAATATCTGAGTATGACTAAATCCTTCATCGGAGTTGGGTATATCAACCTGTAACATAACAGCAACACCGCCGATCTTGCGTTCGGATACTCTACCGGCAATTTTAGTATGTCCCATTATCTCTACGTAAGCCCAAGTTTCGAGTGTTTCCTCATTAGGGTTATAAAAGAGTTTTTGGTTCATAACTCCTCCTTTTTTATTAAATATAAATTGACAAATTCCCTTGTCTCTCCGTATATCATAACCGCGCAATCCTTTCGGCTAAATCAAAATTCTTCTTCCATTTGCGATATTTTGCCTTGGCGATTTTCAGCAAACATTTAACGATTGCTCGGAATGGAAAGACGGCTTTATTGCGGTAAATCTGTTTTGTTGCGGAATAATCAGAACCGATTTTGATTTCCACAAGTGCAAGATTCTCGGTTGAAGTGATGCTTATAATTATATTATTCACTTTTTAACCTCCTTTTCATGCCATTCGGCAATTTCATATCTGTCGGCGGTCTGTTTTTCGAGCAACGACTTTATTCTGTTGATTTCCGAGATATTCGCCGGTTTTGTTACGGTTCTTTTTGTCCTTTGATTTATTAGAATATACTTCATACCGCCACCGTTTCTTTTTTGTACTTTTTTGACTTTTTCCGGTAAATTAAGTAGCGCACAAATGCGAAAGCCTCCCGTCCGGTTAAGTATTGCCAATCGAGTAGTCCGTAACGTCTAATCGTCAATTCGTACATGTACTCGTCGCTCCAGCCGAGTTCTTTCTGGAGCTTCTTAACGAGGGCTTTCTGTTTTGCGCTCATCTGTGGAATTCTCGTAACGCCGAGATCTTCTATCTTTTGCCACTCTATGTCGTTAATCTCTATTTTATGATAAAGCATTACGAGTTCTTTTTCGCTCAAATGACCCATGCTTTCCACACCGAATTCAGCAACGGCAATCTGGTGCAGAAGGGGATGAGGATCGCTTATTTCGTAACGATCTCTTACATAGCCATGTAGCTGTCTCAAAAGTTTTATCCTATTTGCAGCGTTTTTCATCACTACCTCTCTAAACTTCTATCCAGTAAAGATCAGTCGCATCTGCGTCTTTATGGATTCTGCCTTCTACAGCGAATGACTTTAGCAAACGTGTAGCTTTGTTTTTGCTTATTTCGAAAAATTCAGCAACCTCGTCCCTTGTGGCGCTATTTCGGAAACGATTATTCGTCATGAAACGAATAAGCTCGTTGTAAATGCTTTCTCTATCCGCGTTCTCTATATTAAGCCGAGAGCGCAGATTTTTGTGGAATTTCCTCTTCAAAACCAACCTCTCTAATTCTTGTATGTATTGCTTTGTAAACTGTTAATATTGTTGCCGCATCGACATCGGCATATTCTTTAATTCTGCCTCTACCCATAACTCTTATTAATTCTTTACGTACGTTTTCAAGATCGGAAAGCCCTGCGCGTACCGAAAAGAATTCAGCCAATTGATTGCATTCGTTTTTGTTCAGTTTTATTCCGTGATAATCAGCCCACAGCTTAACGTCTGATGCTTGCAGTCGCGGCAGTTTTATTACTTTGGTAATTCTGCGCAGATATTGTTCTTCATCCAGAACGCCGCTGTATGTTAGCTGACTAGGAACGAACATTGAATCGTAAAATCTATAGTTCCCAAGTAGAACGATTGAGAGAGAGGGAATGTTATCGAAAATATCCTGTAGCACTTTGAAATACCCCCAATCTTCCGTAAGCAGCCGCTGTGCTTCATCGATAATTAATAAACTGCGTGCATCACTCTGTAACATATTGATTAAGTGACGGAGATTGTTAACCGATCTGTCGTTCAGTCCGTAAAGCTTCAGCAGTTCTCTTACAAAACTTTTCCTTGCAGCCGTTTTCGGTTTTTCGAATTCGGAAAGAATCTGTATGTACTTTGCATTGTGTTTGTAAGCGAGTGATTTTGCCACGGTCGTTTTCCCTGCGCCGGTTGGCGCTGAAAGTGTAAGCATTTGCTTGTCCTGCATTGCGTGAAGTATCAGCTTTTCGAATTCATTGTGTAACGCCGTCGGCAAAATTGTTCCGTCCAGCAGCGATTGCCCTTCGATGATTTTACTCATTTTGTAAAGTATGCTCTCCGGAAATTCTCTTTTGCCCTGGATCATGAATAGGTATTCGAACCAAGGCAATCCGAGACGTGCGGCGGCGGCTTCTCTGGTAATTCCGTGACCGTCGCAATACTTTTGCCATTTACCCAATATTTTGTTCATGTTAACTCCGTTTTTATTGGTGTTCCGTAAATTTCAGATAGCTCTTTTTCAAAACTTTCTTTAAGCGCTTTTTCGGCTTTCTTTTGTTCTGCAGCCTGTTGCTTAACAACCTTCATCTCTTTTGCTGCAATTTCTCTAGCGGTGTTTAATTGAATTATTTGTGTCGGTCGGTGGGTTATATTCTCATTATCTTCTGCTATTCTGGATGTAATTTTTTTTGCTTTTATTATTTCTTTATTCTGCTCTGCGCGCGCCTTGATAAATGTTCTTGCATATCCCTCTGCGTGAATTCCGGTGATTGTTCTCGGATGAGGCTCGGCAATACAGATGAATTTTTCTTTAGCTAATTCGAATACTGCAATTTCTTTTATAAATATTACCTCTTTACCGCTTTGCTCACGAATCTTGATGAGATTATCAGGCGAGTAACGAATAACAACTTTCTGACCGATATAATGCTGTAGCTTGAGATTAATATATGCATTGTTATTGATAAGAATTCCGTATTTATGAACCGTTCTAATTTCAGCTTTCATTGACAGCATCGCTAAAGTTTCTCTCGAAGGTAATGCTCGGCTTTGCCAGCCACACAGTTCAAAAACTTTTCTTCGCCAGAGCGGACTGTAGAGCTCACAACCGAGTTGCTTTTTGCTCCATTCTGCGTCGTTCAATATCCTATATACGTCTGCCATACTTTGAGGTATATAGCCTGCAAATGCTTTGTTAACCAATTCGGACTCTTGGAAATATTTGAGATCTAAATTCAATGTATGAGGTACAGCGAACTTTCCGCTGCATTCGGACTTAATTCCGGCGTGTGCTCTTCTGTTTAATTCGTCAACTTTCGCTATAACATAATCCACCATTTCTTCGCTTGTCCATATCGCTCTGCTTTTAACTAACTTTTCAAGTCTCTCCGGTTTTTCTTCATATTTCCTTCCGGTGTATTCTGTTCGATCCTTGAACCACTCCATTGTTCCGCCAATGCCGAATTGCCTTTCGATTAGCTTTGTTCTCGGTAAACGTACTGTTGAATGAGTTTCAACAAGTCCGAGATTTTGAATCAAGCCTTTTTCGTGTGAAAGTCCTATGCCCATAAGTTTCATTACAAGTTCGTGTTGTTCTTCCAACTTGAACGGTTTTAATTCGATTTCCTTTACTTCGTTCTTAGTCATCAACCTGCTTTTCATCGCCTTGCCGTGATCGCTTTTATATATGACCGGCTTTTGGCTCAATCCGTATTTCAAAACAAAGTTGGAGAGATTATCCGCCAAACTGAAACTATCCGGACGCTCGACGATAGTGGGATAGCTTAAAATCCTATCGCCTACAGAATTATGAAACGCCGCCCAGGGTCTAATGATTTTCCCTTCGTGCATGCAAAGCACATCGAATTGGGAGTGATCGTTCTGTATGAACTGCATCGGCTCATAGATGGAATAATCATGACGCAGAACCATTTCGTGATCATTCCGGAATTTTATACCGCCTTTGTTGTTATACTTTTGAATTTCTGTATCGACGAAAGGCTTGGTTAAATCTATGAATCTTCTGTATGAAACAGGCTTTACTTTTTCTTCTTTACATATATCTAAAAAGAACCTGTAGCCTTCTTTGTACCCGAACCCTTTCTTTAATTTGTTCGGGGAAGAAGTTTTAGCCATTGTTATTATTGCAGCAGCGCGATAAATGATATGAGCCGGTACTTTTGAAGTTCCTTTATCGGCTCTCGGTTTCCGATTTGGTGCGACTTCTTTCTTGTTGTCAACCGGCGACAAGTTGGAAATAACCAAAGATTGAGCCGCTTCGCTTAGCGCACTTATGTGAATTTCGTAATAATATCCGCCGTTTGGTTTACTCTTTTTCCGTGTTAACGCTTTCGAGTAATACCCTGATTTAATTCTTCTCTGTATCGTCCTTTCCGAATATCCTTCTAACCGTGCAGCGCGATCTGTGGTTAACCAAATGTCAAAACTTTTCATTTCAGCTTCCCGTTTTTAATAAGTTCTTTCGTTTTTTTGTAGATGTGCTTCTCGCTGCCGGTTCGCCAGGCAACGGTTGTTCCTTTGCCGGTTTCAGTTAATGTGGATTCTACTTTTTGAACTGCGATCTGCTTAGCTGCGCGTCTTAACTTTTTTGATAGTTTGCCGTTCATTGGTTCACCTTGTTTTAAATTAATTTTTTATCAATACAAATTTTCCACAACCAACTTTTATAGGCTCGAATCGTTTTTTCTTTTTCGTAATCAGCTTTTTTCAATTTTGGTAACCTATATCCTGCCTTTGTAATCAAAACCCTCAAGTCATTAATTGTAAAATCTTTAATTGTTTTACCATATTTCGTTATTCTGAAAAATCCGTTGCCGTTTTTCCTTTTACTCAATAGAGTCCCAATTTCTTTTTTACGTTTATTCTTTGCTTTCATTGTTATTTACCTTTTGTTTTTTGGATAAATCTTTATAGAACATGTATGCTCCCACCCATGCGATAAGGAAAGTATATAACATATAAGCAGCTAATAAAATTATTGGTTTTATGAAGATTTCGGTTATCATAATTCTTTAATAACCTCTTCAATTCGTTTTCGCATAGGTTCATATTTACCGCGCAATGCCATGCTTATATGCGGCTCGGTGATTTTTAATTTTGGATATTTTTGATTGAGAAGCGGTAACAGATCCTTTTGATTGATGCCTTTTTGAAGTAAAGCAATTTTTAACTTTAGGTGCGGAGGAGTTTGATTCTTTTTCATTTTTTCCGTACTATTATTTTAAGTAATTAAAAATGACTGGTAGAAAAGTACAAAAATCTTTCACTTATGTCAAGAAGGAAAGTGAAAAAATATTATGCCTAAAGAAAAAGACATAAACTTTGGCAAGAGAATAAAAAAAATTAGATTAGAGCTAGGTCATACTCAGGAATCTTTTGCTAATTCAATAGGTGTCAAAGCCAAGAACAATGTTGCTCATTGGGAAAAAGGAAGGGCTTATCCTACTTATGAACAGTTAGTTAATATAGCTAAAATGAGCAATAGAAGAATATTGTGGATTATTACTGGAGAAGAACCGGAATACGAATCAAATATAATTAGAGAATTAGATGAAAGAGAACGTGATTTGAATTTAAATAAAATAATTGATGAAAATAAAAGACTTAAAAAAGAAAATGAAGAACTAAGGAAAGAAAAGTACACTCTTATTACTGAAGTCAGCAAACTTAGTAAGGTTGCTGAAGAGATTGCAAAGTATAATGGTATAAAATACAAGAACAAAAAATAAAGAGGTTAGCTATGAAGCGTTTTGCTTTTGCTATTATAGTTTTTATGATTACCGGTTGCACAGCATCTCTCACCGTATTAAGAAAACCTATTAAAATTATTCCAAAGAATTCAAACACCGGCATTTACAAAAAAGATTACAAAATCAGCGGTAAAATTGCCGAAGTTGGACCGGAAGACACGCTAACGGCAACCGCTTCTACGTGGCTTTTCTATAAAGTTAATTACGATAATATAACTGGTTTTATTGCAAAGGATGAAGTATTGACACCGGGAATGCATAGGGAGTTTTCAGAAGAGCAGAAATACTATGACGAAGCAATGGCTTGTCCTTTAATATTTGAACTACCAAACTCGGAAGCCGAAAAAGCATGGGCAAGAGCGCAGAGTTTTATAGGAAGATTCAGTCCGATGAAATTGCAAATTGCCACAGATTATATATTGCAAACTTATACGCCCACCAGAGCAACCTCGGCTGCATATGGATATTACGTAACCAGAACGCCATTAGACAGTACTTATGAGTTCGAAGTAAATTGCGTAACCGACAATCCTTTTTTACAGCCGGAAGCAAATGAAAATGGACATTTAGCGGCGTATTATATAAAAACCGGACAACTTAAATCAAAATACATACATCCTTAACCGTAAGCGGCTTTGCGATAAAGCGGGAAAACATGAATTAATAGGTGATCTATGATAAGAGAGAAATGGGTGTCATTACGCACTGCAATTAGAACAATAGGATTAGTAATATGCACTTATTTTATTGCAGATATGTTGAAACATTTAGCTGATAAAGGTGTTATAAATGTAGATGTGTTTTATAAGACTCTTGTAAATATCAGCGGATCGTTTTATATTAGTTGGACATTAACCGGAGTTTCTGTAATATGGGCTCTTCGCGAGCGGAGACTAAGAAGAAAAAACACTAAATATTTTGCTAAAGATTACGATAATAGACAAAAGAAGTATTGGCCTGAGAAAACTTCCTCCGGTATAAATGAAGATGGAACAACAAGGCATGAGGATAAAATATGACGAATGAAACAATAATTATTTCGGTTATAAATATTATTATCTTTGTTGTATTATGGTTTTATTTTATAAGAGAATATTTTGTTGATTCAACGCGACACGAATTATTTGTTTTGCGCGATCAATTATTTGAATATGCGCTAAAGAATAATATTCCTTTCGATAACCCTGCCTTCAAACTTCGCTGGGAAGAGATGAATGCATTAATAAGGTTGACTCATGAATCCCACCTTATTTTCTTATCCAGCATACTGTTCGCTCGAAAAAAGAAGAAGGAAATTATTAAGTTTGTCAAAGAAAGAAATGAGATTCTCGAATCTCTAGCGCCTAAACACCGCGAGTATTTTGAGAGAAATAAAGCTCAAGAGCTTTCATTGTTCTTTTCATATATTATTAAATCTTCATTAATATTACTGATAATTACAGTTATTGGCGTATTCCTCCTTTCTTTTATTATGTTCGCTTTCTGGTTGCTCGAACGGGTAAACCTATATCCGCGCATTAAAGATAAAGTGTTGGACACATATAATGATTACCAGTATGTTGCAATGAATACTACTGGTTAAATAATTTTATATTAAAATCAAAGCCTCAACCTCACTCTCATTCCTCATGAGGCTTTTCTTTACCGAGTGGATGTAGTGCGTCTGTCCGAATAAACTGAACCGGTAGCCGGGCATTAAATATTTCATTGAACTGACCGAATTATAAGTTGCCTTTAATCCTCTCGTTATTACCTTTCGCCATTTATTGTAATCATAGTATTTCTTTTTGTAAGCGTAATATATTGCCTCTTGAAGGCTGGTGTATGCGTTATAACCCGGGTAAACATTTGAAACGTAATCGATTGCGGTAATGCCGTTAAATGCATCGTTGGGCAGATAAAGAATCATATTTGTATTCCAACTACCGTCGGTTCTGTCGATATTCGTAATGTGCATTTTCAATTCAAGATTATCGTTGATGTGAGGATAGTTTGTTACCGCCTCGAAACTTAATCCGGATTTATTAAAATTATCCGGCATGTTGTCGAGTTCAACAATCAACTTTTGCAGCGCATATTTGTTACTCGGCTTTGTGAACTTTATATCGCCGGGTGTAACGGTGCGTTGTATATCTTTCTCATAGATCGATAAGATTAAATCTGTCCCGTCCCAGTAAAGCGAAGGATAAAAAAACAACTCTTTTGTTAGCTCGGATAATAATTCAAATTCATTCTTAATTCTCGCGGCATAGTTATTATTGCTCGTAACAACTTGGAAATAGTCGCTCTTAAAAACCAAATCGTCCAGCTGGTGTTTATTGGTTTGACCTATTGCGTAAAACTCCCTGGCGTCGATGTATTCTATATCGGTTTTATTGGCGCTTTTGGCTCCGATGTGCGCTGCAATATATTTCATTATTGTTGCCAGCGTTATATGACCGGTAGTCGGGTCTGAAAGTGGAGCCAAGAAACCATAAAGATCGGAAATTTTATTCTCTGTTAAAGATGCGAATCTGTGTACGGCATCAACTCTAATTTCGCCGATGACATTGCCTGAAGTGAACTCGTGAACATTCGGATCAACACTGTTAATGTCAATATCTCCTATGAAGTAGAGTTCGTTGTCAACCAATACTTTTACGCCCAGGCTTAACGTGTTTAGCAGCGTACCTAAAACATAATTGTCTTTATTCCAAAACGTGAAAGAGCAATCGCTTGCCCAAAACTCTCCGATACCGAATCCAAAGCCTTCCTCAACATCCCCGACTGCCTTTATTACATTCGGCATATTCTCTGTTGCCGTTGCAGCGTCGTAATCATAAAATTCAACTTTAACAGTTCCCGCCGGTAAAACTATATCCGGATGAATATACGTTTTCATTTATCTCCTAAACGACTAATGACAAATGACCAATGACGAACGCCTCGTTTCATATCCTTTTTACCATCTCCTCAAGCTCTTTTTCAGTTAAGCCTAAATACTTATGCAGCCTTTTCGATTTACCGGCTCCCAGGACATTATGATATTCAGCAAGCTTTTTATTTTGTGCATCTCCGTGACCTATTTCAATAACGCCGGAAGCCGGATCGACCTTCAACACGCGCAGACTTCTCAACAGCTTACCGCTCCAGCGCATATCAACTCTGCTGCTTTGCTTTCCGCTTTTTTCGCGCAGCCATTTGTAGCCGCGTTTAATTACAACCCATAACCTCTTTGACTTTGTCCGGAACAATTCTGTCTCATCGTTGTATTCGCCTTTCAACATTTTCCACAGAACGTCTTTCTTTTTAACTGCGCCCAGCGGCATAGCAAAAGGTTTTGTACTGTATCGGTTTGCATTGGAAGAGCTGCCAGATAAGAATATACCTTTTGCAGTTCGCTGTTTAATTATCAGAACGGCTTTCGAGCCGATTTTCATCAATAGCGAATGCTTAATAATTTCATTCATTATTTCATTTGTTGCGCTCATCCGTTTCCATATTTATAACAATAATGAACCTTTGCCGCCGAATTTATCTTCTTCATCAGCAGGAGCCTTAGTACCGAATTGTTCATGCGCCCAGCTCTTTGAAAATTCCAATCCGGCGCTGCTTAAGTTTTGAATTATCCGTGCCAGCCTTTCAGTATCTTTGAATTCCTTCGGGTATATTTTGAACTTCGGATAAATTCCTTCCGGAGGCAGACCGTAATTGAAAAAGTAGTCTTTCTCAATAACTCCTTTTTGTACAACTGGAGTTATTGTTTTGATATCGTTCAACAGCTTGTCTGCTCCAACTTGCATGTGAACTTCGCCAAGAGCTCTGTTGCCGCCCTTTGAATCCACTTGTGTAGTAAGTGTTTCGCCGCGGATAAGAACGCTTTGTTTGTTTTCGATATACTCGGCAAACTTTGCATAACCGCTTCCGTCCTTTGCGCTTTTACTTTCTACAAACTCAATCTCAGTCGCTTTATCAATCACCGCCGCTGCATCGCTGCCGAGATTCTTAACTGCCGTTTTCAAAATGTCAACGGCTTTATCGGATGCAAAGGAATCATATTTCCCAACTCGCAAAGGCATTTGATACATCTCGTTGAATTTCGCCCAATCGAGTATATCATAATGAAGCAGAAGAGTTAAGTATAGCAGCGGTCTCATCCATCCGCCAATATAATCTCGCTCAAGACCTTCGAATGGATTTGTGGAAGATGTTATAAGAGTGTTTTCATCAATATCCAAAAAGATCACATTACTCTTTTGCTCGGATAGTTTTTGAGCAAGATAATTCTTATCATTCGCTCCGGTTAGGTTTGCATTATCGCCTATCGTTATTAAGAAATCCTTGTCCCGCTTATCGGCGATCAATACAATCTTTCCGTCCTTCTTAGTGAAGTGAATAAAATCAATAGGTTCAAACATTGCATAATATTGATTTCTCGAATCCAGAATCCAGTGAGGCATTGTTACGCTGTGCCCGAATAATACCGAGTTTACAAGGTTCTTTAGCAGCTTATCAAAATTCGATTTGTGCAACCGGTTGGTTATCTCTTCGCACTTCCTCAGCTCGTTTTTATCCTCCGCAAAAAGCTTCGGCGGACTTACTTCGAATTCGAGTGAAAGAACCGCGTCTTGGCGTTTTCCCATTAGTCCGCCTAAATGCGGTGCAGCTTGAGGGAGTTTCCGTATAACATCGAGAACTTGTCTCGGATCGGATTTTATTGCATTCAAAGCGTATCGCAATTCCGCCGGTGTCGGCAGCAATGCAGTCCTCAGCGGTGCGTATATGTAATCGCTTGAAGGTAATGCGGAAGGATTATTAACCGGCTTTCTCGGCTCTTCCGTTTTACGTTTTGCAAAACTTATTGATAAATTTCCAATTCTAAATTCCATAACAAATCCTATCTAAATTGAGTGGTTCTTGTTTTCCCTAATGATTCGTAATGATCTCGTCCGCCTTGGCTTTCGCTCAAGTATCCGGCGAACATTTTGAATAATTCTTTGTATGCTCTTGAAAGCGCGTCCGGAAAATCGACGTACGGATAATCCGGATAACCGAGCAACTGTGCGCGTGCTTCTTGTCCGTCGTTCGTTTCGGCAAAGTCTTCAGAGAACATCAGCTTCCCGAATTCATAAGGAATGGCAAGCGTTTGAATGTCTATATCCTTATTAGACTTAATATCCACGGGCTTAATCGGTAAGTCCGGTTTATGCTTTACAGAAGGATATAGTTCTCTGAATTTCAAATATTGATCTTGGTAAAAATTTGATTCCCAGTCGATTCGAATCAATTGATTTTCGAAACGTTCATATAAATCATAAAGAGCTTGAAAGTACGGCTCCCAATCGCTTTGTCTTACATAAGCAGCCGGACAATAAAACTTCCGCGTGCTTTTGGAATACAAAAGAACCACGGCTACTTTGTAGCAGTTCTTCTTCCCCGAAGCGGGGTCACAGCGAATAATACCAACGGCGTCTTTCGGAAGTTTACTAAACTCCTGCCAATCTTTTCTCTTGAATATTCCTCCCTCCGGAACAATAGGAGACTGCATATAATTCCCCAGCCAAGTCATCATTCCAACTCCGAGTCCGACTCGCATTTCCTCTTCGCTTTTGTATCGATATCGTTCATGCCATTCCGCTTTTCCTTTACGTTTATTCCATGCCGGATAAACATGAATCCGGAAAGCCGGATATTCAAACCTCCGGTCTTCCTCCTTCATCTCGATTATCATGTTCAAAGCCATTGTCTTCCGCGCATTGTTGCCGAACCAAATGACGTGACCTTTCTCGCTAATCCTCGGCACGATATCGTTATTAATGAATTGCAGTTTCTCTCTGCTGATATTAACATTCGCGGACTTCTTATAATTCTCAAGATCGTCTATGTCGCAAAACTCCGGACGGAAAAATTTCCAGACGCGACCGGTCGGCGGAATGCCGTAAGCAAATGCTTCGAAGAATGTTCCGTATTTGTTCCACTCCGTCGGCGCTGTTGCGAACTGGCTTTCCTCCCAATTGCCGTGTGTTCGGAGGTCTCCGTAAAGAAACTTTAACCGAGGGTTTTGCTCAAACTCTAATTTCATTATTGCAAGGTCTAATGTCGAAAGGTCTTGAGTTTCACTTACTTTAATGATGTAATGATAATGACCGTAAATAGCAGACCAAATTTTGAACACTCTCAACAATGTTGTTTTTCCGTGTTCCGGAGGCGCAGCGAAAACATCAACGGTTCTTTTCTTTTCGAATGCGGCTTTGATTATATCTTTGTGCAAACGTCCGAAAGGATATTTGAAATATTCAGGAAAAACTTTCTTTGCAAAGAACCAAAAACCGCGCATTCCCTTGGAGGCTTTCTGCCGAACCTTATTGCGCTCCGCTTCGGTAATATCGACTACAAGGTCTTGAAGCTCCAGCTTCCGTTCTTCGAGAATCCGTTCTCGTTCGACTAACTGTTTTTCAATTAAACTGAAGCTCATCGTTCCGCCTTCACTCTTGCCACTATTGAACGAAGTATTTTAATCTTAGCCGTTTCATCCAGTCCCGGCTTAAAGTGATCTATCAAGGCATAAGCAATGTCGAGATCAAGCTGACGCTCCGGTGTACTTATTTTAGTCGCTCTTTCTAATCTGGCAAAGTCCACTGCATTTTTCTTTTCGAGAAAATATTCTTTGAGGTAAGCGACACGGATATTTATTAGATCGTCTTTTGACAGATTAGCAAACGCCGGATCGATTTTTGCCATTTCGTCGCGCTGTATACAATGAGCAAGTATGTTTTGAATATCCTTCAGCTCTTCAACCGGAATGACGATTGTCCGATCCTTAAGCTCTGCTTTGAATGCTCCGTTCATCTCAGCATCGACGATGGCTATATCTAAACGGAGTATATCTTTCACGAGTTCACGTAGGTCATCCAACTGCGGAGCATTACGCAGCGCGCGCCATTTGTCCTGTTTGGCAAACTCTTTTGAAAGCCGGTTTGTTTGGTGTTCCGTCAATCCAAGCTCTGCTCCGGCTTGATCCGCCGACTTACCCATTGCCAGTTCTGCAAAGAAGGCGAGTTTTGTTCTCAGCTCCGGCTCTTTTTTGGGAATGCCGGCATCGCGCCTTTTTTTGCGTCCGATTCCTTCGCCGTTCTTAAACTTTTTAACTCTGTATTTTAGTGTCGAAAGAGAAATTCCCAACTCTGCGGCGAGCTTCTCTTTCTCTGCCAAATGCCCGCGACCGAGGTTGATGAATTCGAGTATGATCTCTCTCTCAGAACGCTCTGTTTTTCTCTTTGCCATATCATTATACCAATTTTGAAAGTTTTTTAATTTTCACCACGTTTTCACCATATTAAAAGTAAAATTAAATTAGCAGCGCAACTCACAAATACACCGGCATTCTGAATTCCAGTGCTATTACACATCCGGATGCACTCCTTTCGACAAATTCCACATTCGACAATTCCCAAAAATTACTTTCCGTTCTGCCGCCGACCGTAACTGTTTGCTCAACTCCTTGAACTCTGTCAATTATATCAAGCGCAAGCTGCAAAGCTGCATCCTCGGCTTCGCTCTGTGTTTTCTTCCGTGTGGAAAGAACGAAAAGGTTGGCGACGAAAAAGAGTTTTTTATCCTTGCCGGAATCGTCATCTATTTCGTCGAGGTTCATCGGAGTTGCAATATCCGGGAGCAAAATGCACGAAGGCGCTTTGGGTATTGTTGTCTTTCCCATTTCGCCTCTAAAAGCCGGCGTGCCTCCGGCGAACAAGTCCGGAGCTTCGTTTAGCTTTGTAATTAAATTGTCATAAATATCAAATGTCATTACATAAATCCTTTATTATTTCTGTTTTAAGGGAGAGCAAATAAACTTTTGCTCTCCCTTGGGTGCAGAGGAAATCCATCCAACTCCACCGGTCAATAATTCATTATTAAAAGGTCTGTGGCTCTTGGTCTATTCATGTGTTTGTACTTGCCCACAGAACCTCTGCTGTGTTTAATTGTTTGCTTAGAAATTATTCTGCAATTCCCATAAAGTTTTCTTACAAGTTTGTGTTCATAATAACTAAGAACAAACGAGCCTTTTATGTTCTGTAACAGAGAGGCTAATCGTTCGTGATCCTCAAACCCGAAGTTCACGTTGTTTTTGTTGTAATAATATTCTTTCTCAACATAAGGCGGATCGACATAAAACAATGTTTTTTCGGTATCGTATTTTTTAATAACATCTTCAAAGTCGAGGCATTCAATCTGAACTCGTTTAAGCCGTGCATTTATCAAATCGAGTCGGCGTAAAAATGGCAGCCATTTGCCGGAAACAATTTTATCCGCAGTAATGGCATAACCCCAACCGCCTAACCCAGCAAAAGATTGTATTTGCTGAATTGCATAATGCATGGCTTTTTCAATATCGCATAGAAACTCGTCGTCGGATAATTTCTTTCTTGCCTCGTTGTACATTTCGCGGCTATGGAGAGTCCATTCCGCACGATGCTTAAACTCCTCGAAGTTATCTCTTATCGTTTTGAATAAATTGACTAAGTGTCTATTTAAATCATTATAAACTTCGATGGAGCTTGGTTCTTTTTTATATAGGACCCAGCCGCCTCCGCCGAAAACTTCGACGTATGTTTTCTCTTGGTAATCCTTTGGAAAATTGGAAATTATCCAACTCGCCAAATATGATTTCCCGCCGATGTAAGGTATCATAATAACTCCTAAAGATTAATTCGTTTTTTATTATATTTCCGCCGGGAAAACCGTTGATTTGTTAAAAAACGAATTAACTGTTTACCCAAAACCGGGACCTCCCGATTGCATGGGTTTTTCATTTCGAAAAACCAACTTTGTCGGGTCGGTCCCGTCCTTATTTTGGGAGGAGGTGCAATGAGCTCACAAAAATTCAAAGAACGATTTAACGTTTAATGAAAACTTTCATCTATCCGCTTTGTGCTTTTGAAATAATACCTGTCAACTTTCTCTCCGAGGTCGTCAAGTTCGGTTATTAAACTCAATTTCCCGTTACGTATGTCTGTAAGGAATTGGATTGCATTTTTATAATTCATCTCGCGCACTTTTGCTACTTCCTCCGATGCGGATTGGTAGTTTATTAATAGGTCGTACAGAACCATTGAGGCAATCGCTTGCTTTAGTGCGTTAGTAACGTACTTGGCTTGAGTTGCGTCATTCAAATCAAATGGGGTTTCATATCTATCCGAGAGCTGACTGTCCACATAGCTGCATCTATTAATAATAGCTTGCTGTACGTTTGTCAATCCACTCGAGCTGTCGATAACAGTCGTTATCGAATTAAGCTCCGTCGAATCTATGTATGGCAGCAAATCGTTTTCGTTTATATAATAACCGCTCAGCATTTGTACCTCGTTAAATTTACTGCATTAAAGTAAAAACAAAGAGAGTCTCGTTAAAGGAAAAAACGGATAGATACGTTATTTAGATTTTATTTCCTTGCATAGCAGCAATCCGTTTTCGATTTTACGATCAAAAGAAAAAACGAAATAACGGGAAATAAAATGCCGGATTGGATAGCGGTTAGTAAAATAGGAAAATATGCGCAGGGCGATATAACTCCTGAAATTCTCCAAGAGCTTGTGGATACTTATGATCCCAATTTCATGGCGGCTCCTTTCATTCCCGATCATAGAAAATTTGACGATAAAGGCGAGATGATTACGAACCATTCGGCGCTCGGCTGGATACAAGCAGTTAGCACCGATGGTACATATCTTTATGTAATGCCGGAAGAGGAGAATCATTTAAGTTGGTATTATGACGGTACTACTTATCGTTACGCATCAATAGAAATAGAAGTAGTTCGGAAAAACGAACGTGAACCGGAACAACTTTATCTCGCTGCTGTTGCGGTTACAAACTTTCCGGCTGCTAAAATCCCTCAAATCAAAATGCAAAAGTTTGACCGCAAAAAAGAAGGAGCGGTTCTTTTCGGCGGTTATAATAAAATAGAGTTCAAACAACACGAGGATAAAATGAATAAAGAACAGTTGATTAAACTGAACAAAATTCTCGGACTTCCCGAGGAAAGCAAAGCGGAAGATGCGATCACAAAACTTTCTGAGGTTCAGAAAAAACTTGAAGCTGTTGACGAGCTGAAAGAATTCGCATCGCAATTCGGCGAGATGATAAACGTTATCTCTCAGTCCGGAACTTCCACTTCCGAAAACGGTCTTGAGGCAAAAGTTGAAAAGTTGGCTTCAACCGTTGAGGCTCTTACTGCAAAATTAAGTAAAACCGAAGAGGATAAACTGGAGGCTGAAATCGATAAAGCTATTGCCGACAAAAAGTTTTTACCCTCTCAAAAAGAAGACCTCTTAAAATCTTATGCCGGCAGAGTAGAGGACTTCAAATCGTTTGCAGAAAAGCAGCCGGTTCTTAACATCAATAACCCGATAACTCTTCCTAAGAAGGAAGACGGCAGCGCGCTCACTTACAAAGACCTTTTGAACGATCCGAAAAAGTATATGGAAGTTAAGGAAAGCAATCCGGCATTGTTCAATCAGCTGCGCGCCGAATGGCAAGCAAATCCGAATCAATAAAAAATAAAGGTGACGAAATGTTAGAGGATTTTCTTAAAACGCTCGGTACACTTACCGGCAAAACATTCACTCCCGCTGAGTTCGGCGAGTTAGTGGAAGAAGCGCGTAAGGCTTTGCGCGATAAAAAGAAAGCCGAAAAAGCTTCGGAGAGCGAAGAAAGCGACTCCGAAAAACAGCAGAACGAAGACAACTAATTAAAATTAAATAGAAGGTAAAATTATGGGATTCATCAAAGAATTATGGGCGGATAAAATTTATTCGATCCTATATGAAGACCCGCAATTGAACACTATGTTCAATAGGTCTCTCGAAACCCTTGCGCGTCAAGGCGGCAACAAAATTCACATTCCTACAATTGCCTCCGGTGCATCTGTAAAGAGAACGGACAACCTAAGCGTTGGAGCTGGTTTACCGTTAACCATCAAAGATATTACCAAAGGCGAGCAGGTATTCGACATTTATGAATACAGCTCCGATCCGATAGTAATTAGAAATATAGACGTCGTTCAGAGCAACGAGGATCTCTTACAGTCTAACGCGGAAGAGATTGCACAGATGTTCAAAGAAAATATATTGGCGTCTATAGCCGACCACATCATTCGCAACATTAATTCTGCGAATAAAGTTGCCTGGGCTGGAACAAGTTTCACAAGTGCCGATCTTGCAGACATGGAAGAGATTCTCGATAACAACAAAGTTCTCGAAAACGACCGCTTCGCGTTGATGAAATCAACCGACCGCAAATCGGTATTAACAGAAACCGGAATGCAGCAGTGGATGGCAATTCAACAGGCAAACATACAGAAGGGTCAGCTTCCCGAGCTCTTTGGCTTTGGAATATCAAAAACAACGATGATTCCGCTTACTAAGGCAGATGGAACAATCGATGACGCTATTCCGGCTAACAATGTTAAGCGCAATGTCCTCGGCTGGAGAAAGAAGCATATGCACCTCGTTGTGCAGACCGAAATCGAAATTGTTGGTGGTGAACGCGCGGAATATCTTGGCGGAGTATATACGTTTACAACTCGCTACGGTGTGAAACTCGAAAAAGATGTCGCGGCAGTTCAAAAGATTCAACCTTAATTGAACATCCGAGCAGCGTGATGATATAAATAGGGGAAGCCTTTTAATCAAGGGCTTTCCCCGGCGCTAAAATGGAGATGAGAACTTTGAAACAGCATATTGATATTTTTACAATACTCACGGTAAATACAGGCGCTCTTGTCTTTGCAAGCGTGCCAACACTCTCTATTATTGAGTCGGTTATGAAAATAGCAGTTCTATTTGCAACGTTGATTTTCACGGTCATCAAGATTTTCAAAATCATTAAAGGCGATAAGAAGATTAATGAGTGAAGATAATTTTGATAGAGCACACGATAAGTTGGACGGTTTCGAAGGCGGATATGTTAACGATCCCGACGATCGCGGTGGCGAGACATATAAAGGTATTGCTCGCAGATTCCATCCGGATTGGGAAGGCTGGGAGATAATTGATTCGCTGAGAAACACACCCGGATTTCCTCATAATCTTGATAACGCAATTGCGCTGCAGCAGTTAGTGAAAGATTTTTATAAATCGGAATATTGGGATAAACTGAAAGGTGATTTACTCCCTTTCGAAATTGCCGAGGAGCTTTTTGAACAGGCGGTAAATATGGGATTATCCTCGGCGGTCAAGAATCTCCAGATTGTTTTGAATATACTAAATAGAAATGAAAAGTTTTACAGTAACATCGCTGCCGATGGAATATTCGGCAATCAAACACTCAGCACGTTGAAGGTGTCGCTCGCTCGGAACGGAGAAAAATTGATATTCAACTTACTTAACATTTTGCAAGGCGCGACTTACATTGAACTTATGCTGAGCAATGAAGTAAATGAAAAATATGTGGGATGGTTTAAGAGAATTGATATAAGGAAGGTATGATGGGAGTTTTAGATTCGATAGCGAACTTTTTTACCGGCGGACTCGCAGAGAAAGTTGTTGACACGGTTAAAGAATATTTCCCGCCAAGTATGAGCGAAATGGAGAAGGCGGAGTTTGAATTGAAATTGAAAGATGTTCTACATAAACAAGAGATTGAGTTATTCAAACTACAAAACGAAGCCGAAAAAAATCTGAATGAAAGAATACGCGATTATGAAGGAACAGTAACCGACTTAAGAAGCATCCCGTTAATTGGGACGCTTTTGATCTTTTTAAGAGGTGCATTTCGTCCTTTATTCGCTTATGCTTTGGCTTACATAGATTTTCAAGTTTTCAGTCAATCGTGGCAAATTCAAGATGAGCAGATTAAATCTGCTTTTTGGGTAATAAACTTTGTTGTTATCGGCTTCTATTTTGGAGAAAGAGCAATAAGGAATGTTTTGCCCTTAGCAAAGGAATTTTTCAAAAAACAATAGTCAGAGGATATTATGGCTTTTACAACAATAAGCGGAGTGACGAAAGCTTCGACTCAGAAGAGCGCAAGGCAGTTGACTTTGAAGGTTAAGGAAGATTTAGCCGACACTGCATTGGAATGCCCTCCGGAAGCGCTTAAATCAATTGTGATAGATATTGAAGGCGAAAACGACGAAGGCGCGTTCGGCACTGTAACGCTCGGGCAGAAGATCAACGGCAAGATCATCTTTTATGCCGCAGATAGCAGCATTCGTACATTCATTCACGAGCTGGTTACTAAAACAGTTAAATCTGTTGAACTGACTACGAATAGCGGACAAAGTTACACGTTCGAAGTCGCAACCGGCGTTACGCGTCCGGCTCTTGAATTTGCTTATGAAAAAGCAAATTTGGTTTCGGAAAAAACCGCTCCTACGGTTATCAGCGTTCTCGTTACCGGTTTCCGCGATAACCTTGTGATAAACTAACGAAAACAACCAATAAATAAGGCTCCGTAGTTTGTATTGTGCAGCTGCGGAGCCGTTGAGCATAAATGAGCATTTATGGAGATAAAATATCGGTTGCCAATAACGGCGGAGTTGACAAAGCATTCGTTCAGGATGTTTTGAATGAGCAGCAGTGGGTTGACGGCAACTCCGATGGCGTAGCTGATGGCTGGACGCTTTTATATGGAACGCCCTCAATCCTTTCATATCCGGCACAGAAAGTTGAAGCGGTTTACTATACTCCCTTAGAGGAATATTTTGCGGAGATACAAAGAGCGTTTCAACTGTATTCGAGCGATTTATTCAAACTTGAAATCGAGTATTTATCAACTCAAATTTTATTGATAAATGAGGTCGGAACATATACAACTTTTATAACCAGCGCTCCGGCTGCTCAATACAAAAGTAGTTTTAATGTGCTCTTCCGTCCGATCGATAAAGGCGGAATAAAATTTAAGCTGCAAAACCCAACCGGGACAGCCGATTATTTTATTCTGTACAAAGTGAAGCTTTTCAAATATAGCGAAGACAATTTGGTAATATCATAATGGCTGCACAAGTAGACAACATAACTGTAACAAGCGGAAGCGGATTAGATAATGTAACCGCAGTGGCAAACTCCGGAGAGGATAAGCTTGCTAAAGGAAATTCGGCGGCTGAAGATAATTTGAGCAGTGCCGCAGGCACGGGAGAAAATAAAATTCTATTCGCATCAAATAGCAATGTGGGGGTGTTAGCGGTTGCGAATGCTGGAAGTGGGTTGAATTTTTCAAAATCTTCTTCGGCGTCGATTTCAGGCATGGTGGTTTCACAAACTAGCGGAGAAGATTCGATCGTTGCGGCAAATATTTATAGTCAATATGATTTTAAATACACATCGACCACGCTCGATTTCTCAACAGAGACACAAACTTATGATTTTTTAAGATAGGAGAATAATTATGCCCACAGGGAAATTGCAATTAAATAGAGGAACATCGGCTAATAAGCCAGCGTTAGATAATGGCGAGCCTTATTTGGAAGAGGACGCAAAAAAACTAAAAATTGGTAATGGCGGTGCAGATGTCGTTTTTAATGAGATTACCGACGAAGAAAAGGCGGCGTTGGGCGGTACATCGGGGACGCCAAGTGTTGCGAATAAATTCGTTACCAACTCTGATTTGAGATTGACGGATCAACGTATTCCTACTGATGGATCGGTGACATTCCTCAAGCTTTCCTCTAATCAAAAAAATTGGCTTAAAGCACATGGCTTTAAGCAGGATAACGAATTAATCGTACCACATCCTTTGTTAATGAATAATTACGCAATTTTAGACAAAAATGGGAATTACCATTGGATGGTCGAAATCCCAAGAAAAAATTGGGACTCAACAAATCTTTTTGCGAGTTCAACAATTCATCCGGCGTTTACTGTCCAAGGGGCACAGAAAAGGATTTTCATCGGCAAGTATCAAGCGTCAGTGAATTCGGCAGGGCAGTATGTAACACACGCAAATCAAAACGTGAAGCAATCAATCAACTTCGACAGCGCAGACGCAGCAGCACAGTCTCTGAATGATGGTTCTTCAATTACGGGTTTTCATTTAATGACCAATGCC